CGTAAATCCTGCGTCATCGATGTGGAAGTCATCAAACCCTGCGGCTTTTAATTTGTTGATGTAACACGAATCGTATGACCCTTGCATCCTGATTTCGTATTCAGTTATTGAGATGCTGTAAAATTTGCTGATGGCTACGATGTCTTTGACTTGCTCAAAAACGACTACGTTGCTTGCGATTTCCATGTGTGTAGTTTTAATTGGTTTTTTTAACTGCGCAGCTCTTGGAGCAATGCGTTTTTGATGACTTCATTCTCGGCTTCCAGAAATTCAATCTTGGATGCCATTGCCTCCACTCGGTGCTGAAGGAACTCGATCAGCTCTTTTGCTGCATCGGGGGACAGATTCATTCGGCTAGTGTATTCCATCAGTTCTGGGTGGTTAAAGTGAAACCAAACTCCTCTGCGTAGTCGGTTGCTCCGATCTCGCCCCAGACCTCCATGGTCTTGATGGTATCGTCCTCCAAATAGACGATTGATAAAGTACCTCCGATGAACTCGGCTTCTACTTTTTTGGCATTAAATAATGCCTCGTTGGTGATTTTGATTTGCATGTCTGATTGGTTTTGTTGTTAGACATGGCAAACATAAAACGACTTTTTGAATTGGCAATAACTTTTTTACAATTTTCTTCCAATTATTTTCAGAACCCCAGTGTTTACGGGCAATTCCTTATCTCTGGAAATTGTCAATTTGGTGAAATACTTACTTGTATCGTCCTTGCAACCGCCCCAATATCGGAAAGCATCGGCTCCAAACTTGATGGCCATGATGCAGTTGTCGTTGTCGTATCGGTAATTGTGGGTGAGGTGGATCTCGTATTCCGCCAAAACTACCTTTTTCTCCAATCCAAGCTGGGCGAGTAGGTGGTGCTTGATGATGTCTCCCTCCTTCTTACGGATAGCCCAATGCCTACCCGAGTAAAATTTGTTGAGTGATGGGATCTTTCCCAGTATCAGCTCATAGGAATGAATCTCCGAAGTTGCCGTGCAGGTCGTAGTGGTCTCCTTCATTGCCGTTAGACATTATTGCCCGCCAGCGTGATGCCTCCTTCTTTTCGGTATTTTCTTTCGTCTCTTGTAACGCTCTCTTGCTTGGGGTAGTCGCAGAATCCGAAGTGGTTGAGGAATGCATTGGTGTAGTCGTTTTTAGCTCTACCCTCCTCCACGGCTAGGTAGTATTTGCGTCTGCTGTTATCTGTTGGCATGTTGCAAAATTGTTCTAAAAAAAAATAAAAACAAAGTTGCGTAATTGGTTTTTTTGTTTATTTTACCAAAGTAAGTAGTATATAACTAGTTAAGTTAGTTATTTAAGTTATTAAGTTAGTTAAGTTAGTTAGTTAAGTAACTACGTAAGTAAAATTAAAAATAAAATAAAACCTGCTATTTAAGCCACGTTCTCCTATTCACCTATACCAACATACCACTTTTGGTATTAAATGCTTTAGAACGCACCTAAATGCCCTCTATCGCTTAATTAGGAGTGCAAATCCAAACACAACCATCGCAGCCACTATCAACTGCCAAAAAAAAGAACTCACGCCCCTCTCCCTTGTCTGGATCTTAACGGGCACATTCTTGGTGATTCGGATCGTGTCGGGTATGCACGTGGCACTTACTCGGATGGTGTCCCACCTGCGCACCAACTGCACACGCACCTTGTCATTTGTCACCGTGATGCTATCAATCTGGCGCAGCACTAGCGTATCGGTCAGCTTGCGTTCCTTGGTCACGATCACCGTGTCGTATTTGTACCGCCAAACCTCTCCGCCCTTACGGACGGCCTGGGTCAAATGCCACTCCGCACTACACCCAGCCAATAGCAACAGCAAAACGATCGCTCTCACTTAAATGGCACGTATTTAGTGGCTCCCTTCTCACGCTTTGCACGAAGTGCTTGCCCTCGGTTCTTGCTCTGCGAGTACGATACATGCACCCAATCGGGTTGCTCCTTGTCACCAAACTCCCAGATCAGTTGATCGAACTCAACGTTCTCCTTGATCCAATGGAAAAGCGCAGCATTGTCTTTGTGTACGCAGTCCGCTGCTTCGCCTTTCATGTGCTGGCTTGTGCGGCTACCGCCTACGGCAGCGTTCACCCGTGCATTGCGGAACCCAGAAGTGACAATAATGATCCCCAGGGCTTCTCTCGCTGGCTGTAAGACGTTTTCTATCAACGCCTGGAGGTTTTCCTTCTGCTCTTGATTTGGCTCGTTGTGAATGCCCGTTTTGGTCACGCACAATTCTTTGATGGTAAAATTCATTTCGTTGTAACTTGTCTTATATGGCACAATTATGCGAAGATTTGTGACTTAAATCGGACATTGTTCGCCCTGCGTTGCATTTTATGGCAATTTTACTTTACACATTGAGCATACTCATCACACCACATAACGTACAATCGTTTATTGGTGTCATCAAGAATCCTGCCCAAGAAGGCATTGTTAGATTCTAAAGCACTTACAACGTAGTCGTGATGGTTATGGCCTTCGGGATAGACGGCAAGCACCTGCTCCTTAAATTCCTTTGAATAAATCATCTTCCTTGTCCTCGGTACTTCTTACTCGTCACCCCTTTGTTCGGGATTTTGGTGTGTCTTCCGAGTTTTGGTTTTGCCTTTTTCTTGGCTTGTTGCTCCTTCGCCATCCCGTGCCATCATCAGTGCAAAGCCGCCCATCAAAAAGGCGGAGAACTCCGATAGCGTTGCTTTCTCAAACCACACCAACACACCCCCGAACATGATCAGCACCAATCCGAAGGCCGTGGTTTTCCAGTTGCGAAAGATCCGCTCGATCATTTGTTCCGCTTTACGTCTCTAGCCCACCTCCACAACGTGTACGAAAGGGAAGCCAAAAGCACAATGATCCCGAGGATCTGATGGATTTGAGCGATCAATACTCCGCCCGTTGTCAATGACCATGTCGTAACTACGGCCTCCGTGCTATCTTGTTTCATTCCTCAATCGGGGCTGGGGGTTGGCAATAGGCGGCATCTGGGTTGGCTGCGCAGTATTCTTGGGCGTAAACTTCCTCCCATCCCGCAAAAATATGGATGCCACAAGGCGCAGGCCACACCACCGAATCAGCATAGGCGGCAAGTGGCTCGTTTTGCCAAAGGATGTCAACGGCATAGTTGGGATTCTCGCTTACACAGATGCTCTCTCCTTGCTCGTTTGTTTCCCATTGGGTGCAGATATGCCCCAACTCAACTACGGCCACTACTAGGTCGGTATTCCACGTTGTTTCCGTAATGCCATCCAGTGAGGTGGTGGTCTTTTCTATTGCTTTTTTGGCTGTTGCCCAATCAGCAAACTCGTATTTTAGAAATTCCATAGTAAGTAAATAAATAATCCTCCCAAAAGTGTTGCAATCAAATCCTTGTAGTCAAACCCTCCGTATCTTATCTCGTCTATTAATTCCTTGCCTGCTGCTGCGACAAGCACGACCAACATACTACCCGAAATAAGATAAAGCACCGCACCACCTACGAAGTGCAGTACCTTATCAAACGAAGTCCAACTGCTCATAACGTGGTAAGTTCTGCCATTTGGGCGTTTGTTAAACGGGTCTTAAATAGGATGGCTTGCGAGCATCTACCTACAAAGTTTTGCGTTCCTGCGTAAGAGTCAAAGCCGAATTTAGTAAGCGTAGTAGTGAAGGTAGTAGTTACAGCGTCCACTAAATTACCATTAACGTACAACGCAGAGTTTCCGCTTTTGTAGCCAATAGCCACCTTCATACGTTGGCCTCTCGTGTACAGACCGCTTCCAGTTAATCCTGAAGCACCGTACACTTGGAAAAAACCTGAGTTTGCAGAGCCAGCTTCAAAGCCAAAAATAATGCGATTGGCAATGTTTGCACCATCGCTAATACCCAAATAAGAGCCGTTGATAAATTCTTCGGGGTAAATTTCAGCAAACAAAGTCCCCTCCGTCTGCCCAATTAGCGAGCTAATGCCCGTCTTTGAGGCAGCATCGGCCACACGGGTAACACTTGCGGCAAGCGTTGGAATGTAGCTGGTGGCGTAGGCTCCTGCTTCCAACTGCCATCCGTAAAAATACCCAGCAGTTAAGCCGTTTGTTCCAGCGTAGGAACTAGCACCATTAACGTTAGCGGAGTAAATTGCAATACCACCAGCAGTAGCCGCTGCGGTTGCAGTAATAGTACAACGATACCAACCGTTGCCTATTGATGTGATAGTTGATGTTGCTCCAGCACTTACATTGCCAGCAGTACCATTAGCTAAATTAAAAAAAGCTATTCTGTCGGTAGTTCCATCGTAAAAAGATAAAACAAACCAATCACGACCACCTTTTTTAGCAAAAACCGAGGCTGTGTAAGCTTGTACCGTAAACGTACCAAGTCCAAAGTTATAGAATGCGTGAGGCCCATTAGAACCATCTTCAATGATAGAATCAGCATTTGTATATCCATCAGGTGAAACCGCTACGTTGCTACCGATTGTTGCGCCTACTTTAGTGTATTGGTCGGCTTGCTCTGAGTAAGTAGCCAAATTTGTCCGCTGTGGTTCCAGCAACAAACGAGGACAAGAACTACCTAAATAGTCCAGGCGGGGTACGTTGCTCACTGGCCCAACGCTTACGGCTGCGGTGGTGGTGGGTATGTAGTCTGTTGCAACTCCGCTTTCGAACTGGGCACCCCAAGCCGCAATACTTGCACTGTCTGCGGTGCCTTCTCCACCCCTTAATCTAAATCTAAATCCGCCAGCCGAAGCATCGCTTGATGTATTTGTAAACCTTTGGTATGTTCCCGTTACAGTAATTGTTTTTACTGACCCATCGGGGTTGACCATTGAAAATACTTTACTGGTTCCATCTGTTGTTTTTAAATAAATTGAGCCCGTATTTTCTTGAGCGGTTATTGTAATTGTTGCGCTTGCAATTTGAGAAATCGCAGCGGACAAAGTGCTACCGTTCAAGTTAAAAACAATCCTTTCGGCAGTCATTGTTCCATCGGGCGCAAGCTCTGCGTTGGCCGTCACTACGGGGGCAGAAGCCAATCCACCAACTTCTTTTGCCCAATACGCATTGTCGAACTCTTGTGAGCGAAGCAACAAATTCGTCCGCACCTTCTCAATAAGGCCGTTGCTGGCCACACGGGTAGCACCCGAAGCACGGGTAAAAGTTAAATCGCCCGAACCATCAGTCGGCTTCTCTGCGTAAATCTTGCTTGTCTTGTAGCCGCTTGGTATAACAACAAGCGAAGCATCTTCGTAAAAACTGGCCATTAGTTAAAGTTTAATTCGTCTATTGCAATTTCCAAACACTCAAAGCCCTCCACGATACCGCTATCCGCAAGCACCCGAACCTCGTAGGCCTCTGCGTAGGTGTAGGCGTTATTAAAGCAGGCAGGCACGCCATCAGCGGGTAAGCTGCGGGTGTTGTAGTCCTCGTCTCCCCAATCGGAGGAGCAGTAAATTTCGCCCCAGTTATTATTTGTTGCCATGTTGCTTCAAAAATTCAATGAGTTTTCTTTCGTTTTCGGGCTTCACTTTATACCTACATGTACCATCCGTGGAACGATTGTCCGTCCGTGGGGTACATTTCACCATTCTGATTTTCATAGTATTCAGGGGTAAGGGATCCGTAGAATGTCAAATACGATACGAGGCGTCTGCCGTAGTGTTCAGCGATGTCCCGCTCCCGTTGGATCAGGTACTCCAATTCGCTCTTTTCAATGCCTTCGGAGTTCTCGCTCTGCTTCTTGAACACGCCTCCGTTGCTCACCTTGTATGCAAGGAAGGGCAGGATCTCGGTCATGGAGTAATGCAAAAGAACGTCCTGCACGTAGTCCTCCAGGAGCGTTTCGTAATTGCCTGCCAGGGTGTTGTTCAGTACGTCCGTCTTTAGGCGATTGTACAAGGCCGTGCCAAGCAACGCCTGCACGTGTATATCCTGGGCGATCTTAATGAATTGAATCATCTGATCTCTGTCCACGTTGCCATTGATGGCCGTGCGCTTAACGAGATCTTCGGGGCTTATGAATAATGGGTACATGTTTTATATAACCTTATTTTGGGATTCCACGCTTTTCAGCATACTCCTTCGTATATCCTCGGTAGTCCTGATCGAAGGGGATCTTCGCCACCTTTGGGTCGTTGACGGGCAACTTCACCCCCAACTTGCGTAGGTCGTTAACCGATACCTCGGATCGTGGGTTCTTCGGATCTGGCTTCACGCCTTTGGTCTTGGACAAATACGTCTTACGCATCCAGAAGTGCTTGCAATTCGGGCCACCTTTGTAGAGTAAGATGTCGTATGTTGCTGCGCCACCCTTTCCAAATCCCGCATTCACGGGCTTGTTGGCCATCGCTTCAATGTCCTCCAATCGGTACACCTTCGCAGCTCCTAGCATCAAGCTGCAAAACTGCCGCTCACCACCTGGCTCACCTGCGTATGCGTAGCGCACCTTGTAGGCAAAGCCCTCCTTTGTCACTCCGTCCTGCACGCTCTTTGCATTTGGGAAAGCACTACCCGTAGAGGCGAATTGCACCTCCCGCATCTTTACGATGTCCTCATCGGTTAATGCGCCCTCATCAACGAGTTCCCATTCCTTCTCATCAACCTGCTCACCGAGGTCAATCAATTCCTGCACCCAACCCCCGAAGGCGGGATCAGATGCTTTGGACTTTTTTTCGGACTTCATTTGGGTGATTACCGCAGATGAATTGCCCGTGAACAAGGCACGTGCTACGGACGGCTCAAATTGAAGCATTTGTACGAGGAAGGTGATTGCTTGGTCTTGGGTAAGAACGCCCTCCTGGACGGCTCGCATGATGTCCAGCGAGGACGCAATCTGCGCCCCGTTGTACGATGCCTCCTTCTGGATCAGCTCCTCATTCACATCGGCAGGCAGTGCGGTGGTAACTTGCTCCTCAACCTTTACGCCCGTCTCCTCCTCAATCGTCTTTTGATCAGTCACCTTGATGTCGTTAAACTCCATCGGGGAAAGCGGCTTGAAGTACAAATCCAATGCCGTATTGTTGGCTGCAAGCAGTTCGTCCAAAGCCGAGATGATACCAATCTGAATGGGACGTATTACCGTATTGTCCATCAGCAGGTATGCGTTCTTGATCTCATCCGCATTGCTACCCAGGCCGCTATTCTCCTTGATGCCAAACAACATCGGGCTAGTCACTCGGTGACCGACCATAATCTTTTGGCTGGATTCACGGGAAAGGAACTCGTACTGCAAATGCGCCTCTGACAATTCAACGGGTTCAATCGTGGCCGCCTTGTTGCTATCGTCATTGAAGGCCAGGATCCAACGCCCTGCGTTATTCGTGCCCTGCCACTTCTGCCCAATGGTTGAATTGATATTGTCCTGCTCCTCCTGCGGTGGTATGCCGTTATTGAAGTTGATGATCATGGACGGAGCCAGGCCGTTCTTGATGTTGTTGATGTGGTAGTTCGCTACCTCTTCCTCCAATTCCGCATACGGAAGGGCTGCCATGTAACGGGGTGGGGAGTAGTAGTAGGATCCTGCTGCATACGGGCGGTAGAAATAAATCTCACGCTTCTCGGTGGTCATTCCAAACGCCCCGATGCGGGTCACTTGATTGCGGTTGCGGATCTTCTGCCAATCCCATGCGTAGTAGTAGGCATTGATTTTGCCCTCCTCATCGCACTTCTCGGCACGCAAGGTCTGCACGGGCATGTGAGTGATCTCCGCAATGGCTGACTTGTCAGCATTCCACAACACCTGCAAAGCCCCGTTGCCCAGCCAATACACGTCATTCGCAAAGCGGTACACGTCCTCCTCACTCAATAGCCGCTTCATCTCCAGGTATGCCGTTGGGTTGGCTGCTGAATTTGATGCGTCCAGGCCTTTGCCGTAGATCATGTCGGCAATACCCGTGATCACTGCATTGTTGGTAGCCGATCCGACCCTGCGGTCAATGAGATATTGGTAGTAATTGTTGTCCTCCCCGTATTCCACCCAATCTAGGCGGGGGTTCTCCACGATTGCAGGCGCAACGTAGGAGGCGAACTCAACCATTTTGATATTGTTACTGGCCATAAATTTTGAATGTATTGTCCATCGTTTCCTGCACCGTATCTAGAACGGGTTGGTAGGTGCTGATTGTTTCCCCTTGCGGTAGCATAATGAAGCGGTCACTGCATAGGATCTTGCTATTCACGAACTGCCCCGTCACTAGGGTTTGCTCTGCCAGTCGCACCATGTACGGCACCTCGGCCTCCAACCCTACCGATGAGTAAGTAAAGGTAAACTCACGGGTGTCTGCGTCAAATGTAGGGGAGGTCACGTTGTAGGTGGTGATGGTTCTGCCGTCTTTGGAGTACAAAACCATCTGTACCCGCCACGCAGTTCCGTAGCTTGTCAGCTTATCATTGCCGTTTTGCCAGTCCCGAACGGGTAAAGTCACCACGTTGTTGGTCTCAAATGATAGGAAAGTCATGCGTATATAACCACCAACTGACACATGTGCGGTTATTAAAAACAAAAAAGCCACCCGAAGGTGGCCTCTTTGCTCGTGTGTGTTATGATCAAGAACCCACCACGATGGTCGGCTTCGTGCCGAGCAATCCTGCAAACGGGTTGTTTGCAACAGCTCCCAACAAGAAGTTGGCAGGCACCCGCTCGTTGGCCGTCAACGTGATGTTGTAACCCGTCAAGTCACCGAATGCGGATCCAGTCACGATGCTTCCGCCCGTAACCTCGGAGCCATGCTCCAGACCCATCACCCATGCGTTGCCGTTGTTATCTTCAACAACTACCACGGGCTTTGCCCAGGCCAGCAATTTCACCTCCTTGTGGGTGTCAGCGTCTTGCTTTTTCAGCACCACGTTCAACACTTGCTCAAAGAAGGTCGTGCCATTGTCACGGCTGGAGTTGATATTCTGCTCGAAGTTGCTCGTACCCTTCAAATCGTATTTGTAGGCGGAGGTGGCCGTAGTGGCCAACTGATCCAATACGTCCGTGTCAGCGGTGTCGTAGGAGATTTGTGCCAGGTCAAGCGAGTTGATGAAGTAGATTGCGTTCAATCCACCTACCTGGTCTTTGCACGGCTCAATACGGCCGAGTGTTAATGAACATGCCATGATTTTATTTTTTTAAGTAGTCCTTGTTTAATTTAGTTTTCAAGCGGTGACAATTTGCGCAAAGGGTTTGAAGATTGGCGAGGTCGTTATTCTTTCTGTTTCCATCTATGTGATCCACATCCAACTGACAACTGTGAACTGGAACGAATCCGCACAACTCGCATTTGTCTTTTTTATGTGGCCTATAAACCGCAGGCAGCTGCGTTGCTCTGAACTTGACCAATCGAATCTTGTCCTTGCAATACCTGCTGCACCATCTCTTTT